CTTAGAGAGCATGCCTTTGATAATTCCTCCCCCAGAATTGTTTTGGAGGCTGATTAAATCCTTCTCTCTCAACCCAAGCAGCCGCCTGGCAGGCTCGATAAAGACAGGATTTATGACAGGCTCCGACAACTTTATATGCGACCACTTATTCCCAGTTTTACCGCCAGTTTTGTTGAAATCAAACAGCCCCCCCTGTTCTTCGGTCATGTCTTTCGTCTTCATCATCTTTGCGTTCTCTATTTTCCCGGACGACATGCGCAGAACGTCTTTATCTATGAGCGGCAGGAGTTTCATATGGTCGCCGGTTTTTTCGACGTTTACTCCCGCGCCCTTAAGGTAGTTGATGAACTTTTCAAAAGCGAACGTTGGTTTTGGAGGCGGCAGCGGCATGCCCATCTGTATGGCTTTAAAATATTCAGGATTGTATTCTGCCTTGCTCGTAACGGATTCCCGCAATATATTGCGCGCATTGTGGGATAGTAAGGCATAGATATCAAGCAATCCCACCCCCTTTGCCCCTTCTTCTCCGCCGCGCACAGGCATCATATCGGCGTCGTATTTACCCTGAAATGCCCTGGCTGAATAGTTTGTGTCGGTAGTTTTTCCGAGCTTGTAAAAGTATTGTTTTCCGGCGAATATGTCTCCCACCTTCTTACCATGCGCATCGTATACTTCGTCCGTTTCTTTGACTCCGCGTTCATCAAGTATCTTCTTTACTTCCCTCGAAATATTGCCTTCTTTCCCTGCCGGGAACAGAGGCGCTACGTATGGTTTGTCGGGAGTGGCTGTCTTAGAAACGGCTGTTTCTAATAACTGCCCTATGTTCATACGAGACATCACGGTGGCAGGGTTAAGAATGACCTCATAAGGATTTCCATCCTTGTCTTTTGGCATTTCAGCATCCGGCAGGATTGATGCCACTACGCCCTTGCCGCCCTCGCGATTTGTAATTTTATCTCCTATAACCAGCGGCGCGTCCGTGCGAACAGTTATCGTCACCGACTTCGGATTAACCACCACGTCCACCACCCGTCCGGCAGTTGCCTTCTCCCAAAGCACAGAAACATCACGGTATGGCTTTACCAGCTTACGGGAAAGTTTACCGAGCATTGCATCTTCTGGGTTAACCACGTTTTCGCGCATGGCGGCTATCAGATAATCACCGCTGCCAACCTCCATTCCCGGTTTTACAATGCCGCGGGCATCGAGCTTATCAGTCTGCGCCGGAGTCACTTTATTATCAAAATAGGCGAGCCATTTATTTTTATTAAGTACGGTGGTATCATCAACGGGCAGATCAAAACGCGACATGTGCTGAGAGGTGAATTTCTGTGCCGCGGAGTCAGAGACGACAATGGCGTCTTCAAATGTATTGTGAACAATGAGACCAGACCCTACCATGAAGTTGCCTACAGGTCTCATGTCTAAATCGTAAACATAATCCTCAAATGCTATCTCTTTAACACTTTTTACCACATCCCACCAAATATGGCGGCTATGTATTAGCTGGACGAGTCTGGGTGATAGATCTGCGCCTTTTTCTAGTGCTTCAAGTAGTAACCCTCTACTTATGTATCCGTTGTTAGAAATAGCACGCCTTCCTAGCGCCGCCACAACAGCCTCCCTGTCTTTGGCAGGCACTGGGACCCTATCCCTATTACAAGACATGGATTTGGCTTTTAGTTCCAATAGCGCCTCATTCTTTCGACTAAGAAAGATATCAGGGAACATTGACAGGCTGTGGGAAAAAACCGATATAAGGTGTTGGTCTCTCATTGATGTCTTGTAAGTGCGATACGTAGCCCTAACTCCAATAGAGGCTAGGAGGAAACAAATACCCTCTGCGAGTTCTTTAGATGCGGTCGATGCCGTCGCGAGCTTCCCAACGGTACCGTCACCACTCCAATACCCAGAGATAAAGCCCTTAACAAATGCAGGATTAGAACTCCATAAAATCCGAGGGACTCTTTTCTTTGCTGCGCCACGCCCACAATTCTCAACTATAAATCTGGTAAGGGCGGCGCTGTGGAAGTGCAGAGCACCACGAACAGACCCATTCTTCTCTACACGTTTGTAATAGGTAGACGGAATATCAAAGGAGTCTAATATTTGTGTGGCCTTGGTCAATAATTCTTCCTCGGTTACGGCAATACATATTCCTTTTGGTTTTTTACCGCCCAGAGGACTTCCTTCAGACACATACATCCCGAACAAAAATCCAATATCTTCGGATAGCGGTAGGGATATTTCTCTGCCGTTTTCCCTCCAAGTCTTTAATGCAATTATTTGTACCGAATCCCTTAAAGGCAGTTGCGGTCTGGCCACAGGCAGGAGGGTTTTACCTGCTACCATATCTCCTGGGGCAATTTCGTGCAGCACACCGTCGTCGTCGATAGAGATAAAACTATGCGACTTGGTGGCTTTAACACTAGTACCATCCATTGTCAGCACCTCCACCATCTCCTCATCGGTGTAGTGCCCAATGAAAGAATGTATGTCGTGTAGTTTAACTGCGAGATCATCTGTTTTTAAAGCATTCGCCCTTATACCCTTCACGGGGGGGACTTCGCATATGGAAGTAAAGTGCCCAATACCATCCATGTCCACCCATAGAACCATAGAATCCCCGCTAACACTCAACCCCTTGTATGGGACGTAGATTGTCTTAAGATTGGTGCCCATAGCAAGTACACCATCCTTGCTATAATTAGAATCCGCCAAAAGCTGCCCGGCGATCACCTTATCGCCTTCTTTTACCACCGGCTCGTGATTAAGGTATGTCTTATTCCCTACGATGTAGTTAGCATAAAGACTAACGCTATGCTTCTTGCCGGAACCGTCGGTAATCTCAATTTCACTACCGGTTACTTTGGTCACCTTGCCGTCAACCGGGCTCTGCACCGATATTTTACGCCCGATAATGGCTTCATTGGTCAGCCCTTCTTTGTTGGCTGCTGTTTGCACCAGAGGTTTTTCGCGGTATTTCAGCGGGAGCGCCTGCGCACCCATTTTACCGCCAATGTTGACGCGTGCCCCTGCATTATTACTGAGAAACGGTACCAGCACAGTAGCATCAGAGAACATTCTGTTCGGCCCATATATTGTATAATCAATATCGGATTGGCTTACAGTAACCGCCTTTCCGTCTCTGACGGCATCGATCTTGCCATTGATCTGCTGCCTTGGCAATGCCAGTGTTTTCCCTTGAAGTTCTTGTATGGTTTTGCGTACCTTCTTTCCATCACGATCGAGTAATTTAATCGTCAGGGTGTTGCCGGTCTTTCTTGTCCCAATTGCTAACTGTAAATCAATTCCGGCCTTATCAGACTCCTGTGTCCTAACGGTATCGATAAATCCGATATGCGAGGGATGGACGTTCCTGACCGCCTCCGGCACTGCGAGCGTACTTCCTATACCACCAGGGCCGAATGCCGTAACCCTATTGGAGGTCTCAATAGATTTGAGCGGATTGGCATCCTGTGCAACGCTAGTTAGCGGGGAAATGTTGATATTTGTATAAATGGGAGACGATAACGTGCCAGGCGCGAACACATTTTTTATGATAGAGCCGTCCTGCTTTCCATACATACTATTGAGCCTGTTTTTTACTTTCCATAATACCGGCCTTGCGGCCTTAGTGATGCTTTCGCGTATAAAATCATCAGCACCATGAACAGATTTATAGACAAGTGATTCGCGGTCGTCGGGCTGCTCCTCGCCTCTGTTTATCCGGAGAATTTTCCTCGATGCGTCCATGATTACGTCAGACGTGACGGCGCTGTATTCTTTTTTCAGTGTTGCTTTAGTGACAAGCGGGTCGAGCGTAGCCACATTCAACACATTCTTCAGTTCCGACCTGGCGGTGTCATATGACGTTTCCTTTTCTTCGTTCTTATTGTAAGTTAATTTGTTGTATACTTTTACTACGGCGTTTTTATATTTTGCATCGCTGATATTTTTATTGCTATCCACGATTTCCCTACCCCATCGCGAAGCGAGTTCTTCATCGCTTACGCCGAGGTCTTTTAAAATCGGATACAGAGGGATAGAAGCCTGATTAAATTGCATGTAGAAAATGCCTTTAGTTGGTTCCTGCCAGAGGGAGAAATTGGCCCCCTTGCCCACATTAAACTGAGATCGCGTTATACCGTCGTCGCCAGTATTTGTGTATACCCCAGGCTTGAGCCGTATTTGATTTGCAATACTGTATTCATTTCCGTTATATATAAGGGTGTTTCTGTTGGTGAGCTTCGGGATGGATAGCAGGCGGGTCCTGGATTTCTCCAGCGTCTTCCCTTCCTTGTCTTTCAGAACCAGGTTGCCATACACGGGCACGGTCCAGTTGGTTTTATTCAGGATGGCTTGTTTTTGGGAGGCGTAGTCGCCGGCATCTTTATTGTCTTTAATATCGATGTCTTCGAGGTGCAGGTCTCGTTCTTTGCCGATGATTGGGAAGACTTGCTTCAATCCGTCGGTGAGACTTGTTTTTATGTTATCCCAGGTGGTGTTGTCAGGCATAATACCGATACTACCTTTTTTATTGCATTAATTCACAGAAGCCCCGCCAGCCTCCGGTGGCATCACGGGATTTTCTCTGGGGGCTTCATTAGGTGTTCTGTTGGAAGCCGGGAGTGCAATCTTTGGAGCGATCGTGGCATACAAATTCGGCATTTCCTGCTGCATCCTCGACATAATCATATTGCGCTGCTCCTCGTCCATTTCGTTGAGCTGATTTATCCAGCCACGAATCGAATCGCTTAGCCTGACATTAACTTCGAGATATTTCTCTTGTTTGTCAGCCGACTCCTGCATTATCTTCTCCATCTCTTTCTTTGCTGACAGATCGAATTCTGAAAGGAACGTGTCGTCTGACAACTTTCCAGAGTCATTAAGGCTTGCCAATAAATGTTTCTTTTCCATCTCTTCTGCCATTCTGAAATCTTTCATTTTAACTGTGAGTTTATCAGTCTTAAGATAAGAAGAGATTTCGTTTGTCGCCCATTGCAGAAATTCCTCGCGCTGGTCGCGATCGGTAATGAAGGAATTTTCCATCATACGGAGGACAACATTCCCGCCGCTGTACGTTATTTGCCCCCTCATAAATCCCGATGGCATTCCCAATCCGTTCTCGATCATATTGTTGGTGGCCTCCATTTCAGGAAATACCATGAGCGCCTTTGCCTCGCCGCCGATAGTATCCATACCAACCGGGAAAGGCATGATTGAAATATAGAGCGGATCAGCCTTCCACTTCTTCAGCTCTTCTTCTATCCTCTCCTTCCATTCACCGAGGTCTGCCTTGATATATAAAGGTTCGATATTGCCCGCCTGTGTTTCAGGGTATAAAAAGCGCAGGGGAATTATCCGGTCTATACAGATTGATTCCTGCGCCTTGCGTAGCGTGTAGAAATGGAATATCTCTCTCAAAACAGGCAGGATTATTGATTTACCCCACTCATCTAGCTCGTCGGTAACGGATGGCCTTGCAAAGTGAAATATTTTCCCATCTGTAAACTGCGCCACCTTATTATCCTTTATTGCCTCTATAACCCACATGGGAGTTGATTCCCAATAGACAGGGCTACCCGACATGATGCCTCGCCTTACCCTACCGGAAGGCAGATAGTAGTAATACCTCTCACCAGATATTTCGTTGTACTCTATGTCTATATTAAGCGGATTCCACGTCCTTAGTCGTATCCCTGTCGTATTTCCCATCCTCACGTCGTCAATGTTGAATTCCGTTTCCCTGCAACATTTCTTACAAACCCCCTTCGGTGTGTAATTGTAAATCTTGTACTGTATATCCCTGATGTTAACTTTTTGTCCGCATAATTTGCAGCCAAGGAATCTGGAAAACGGGAAGTGTATTGATGCAAAACAATTTCCGTATACAAAATAATCGAGGGCGAATTTAATAAGAAAGGCCCGCATCTTAATAACCCTAAATATCTCAAGATATTTTTCTTTTATCTCTTTGTCGGACGTATCGATGACAAAATCAGTGATAGGGTATTCGGCGAGCCTTGTTATTACCTGTGAAACAACCGGGTGGGTGTAGAAATAAAACCGGCACCACTTGAACATTTCCTTAACGTTGTTCGGCATATACAATCTTGCCACATCAAAGAAAGGTGACGGATAGTATGCGCGTTGCTGCAAACTATGCATTGCGGTGAGAAATTGAAATGAATTGTCCATAATTTATCTCCTGCCACTTAATCGGTTTAAACGGTTTAAGCTGAGTGAACAGTTCAAATCGATTGACAGCCACCCTCTTCGTCGTCTGCTACTATTCCAAAACCATGCACCATTTTCAGGTGATCACATTTATATATGCACATCTCATGTATTTCACAGAAAATTTCACATTCTTCCCCGAAACAAACAATAGGCGCTATTTCTGGTACGGCTACCGTCTTGCCGCCCTCGTCCTGAATGATTTTCGTATAAATCACAGGAGATATTACCGGGCAAATCTTACGTTTCTGCCCTTTGCTCCTAAAACCAAACATTTTATTTCTTAAGTCGACCATCGACATCTCCTACAATAGATAGTATCGTCTCAATCTGATGATAGCATATCTGTTAATTGGGACATAACATGATTATTCACTGCGTCATTCCTTGTCCGCTGAACCAACCGCCTCTCGTCGCTCATGGCGGAATCCTGAAAATATTCATGGTGGGTTTTATTGGTATTGTTTAACTGTTCCTGCACCTCTCCCAGCGGGAATGGCGCTAAATCGCATCCTTCATCGTGGAGTATCTTGGCGATGTAAATCTTCACGTCGTTACCCAGGGGTTCTGGGTGTGTTATGAAACCCGCCTCTGTCACCGCCCATGCAATCTCGGCAGGGCTTAGTTCTTGATACTCAGTAAACGACACCGACCGGTCGTTCAACGCCAGGGCGATCTTTTCGAACGGCACAATATCATTCCAGAATCTTGACGTTGTCTTGAGAACGATGCCAGCCATTATCTTACCCAGCACCTCATCTGATATACTGAGGTCTTGCTTGAAGGTTTCGGGTTCGAACTCCAGGTAATCCTTGCCGTACAGTTTTTCTATGAGCTGCAAGCAAGTATAGACGTGCGGGTTTCTGTTGAGCGCTTCGGCGATGTCTTTTTTATCCATCACATTGGTAAATTATTAACAATGAGCAACTGGCTCGGTCTCGGGAGAGACGCCAGGATCATCTTTAATTTTTCTTCGTCAATCTCATCGCCATCCGCAATTTCATTCGCTATGTCCTCGCCCAGGAGGTCCCCGTACCACTCCAAAGGCATTTGGGTTAGCTGCGACAGAGGGACGTTTCTTTCCGCAAGCATGATGGACTGGCTGGCGTGCTTAGTTTCTGTTTCGTCACCCTCTTCGTCTTCTTCACATCTGCCTTTTACCGCCACTATTTTCAAGTCCTTATCCGTATCCTCTTTCTTCTCTTCTGCCTTTTTATAAACAGAAAGATATGGATCGGGTATGCCGTTGTCCCAGTATCTTGACAAACCGGACGACTTATCCAACAGCTCTATAACATCTACAACCGCATCCGGATGTTCCTGTGCGGATTTTTCAATTAAATCGCAATAAAGCTTTGAGAACTCAGGGCTCTTGGTGTATCTGGCACGCAGGCTCATCGCCATCTTAATGGTATCTGTCGACTTTGTGCGGCATGTATATTTATGCACCGGACTGGATTGGTGGATGTTGATCTTGAACTCATCAGCTTTTTTTAGTAATTTTTCTGCCGTTACCTGCCTCCATTGAGGCGGATACAGGGCATACTCGTTGCCAAACTGTTCTATACTGCGTTCCGTGCTTTCTTTGGTGTTTATCGGGTATTTCATAACCGACCTGTCTTCGAACTTCTCCACCATGGCGTAGTCCGACTCAGCCAGCTTTACCATCTCCTGCTTTTTTGCTTCCTTGGGCCATTCAACTCCGAAAAGGCCACACGCTTTTTTCAGCTTGCCGGCCACTACAGCTTTTGTAGGCTCTGGAATTTCCTTTACGAATTTGGTAAAATATCTGGATGACAGCCAGGCACTCGCCTTATCAAACATAGGGTACAATCTTTTCGATTCTAGGGCAAATGCCTCTTTGGGTAATTCGGAGGGCGTTGCCAACAGGGAAGCGTCTGCCTGTTTTACAAAATCCGGCAATCGTTCTTCCTGCGCGATCTTTTGCAGTATCTCTAAATCGTTATCATTATGAATGTCTATCATAAAAATATCTCCTGGAAAAAATGAAGTGCCGTAATACCCATGTCTTTAGACATGGGGAATGTCAATAACCTATAATCTCCCTGTAAATGTATTCGACTGATAGGGTTGTGTCAACTCAGACAGAATTCTGTAATAATACATATGGTAATCTAGAAAGGCCAAATAGTCTTTTCAAGAGAATAGGTTCAAATCCTTAAATAGATGTGAAGATGTTAAAAGACTCGAAAAATTCAAAAGAAGGAGATTTGTGATGGCTACTCGACAATACTTAACGCTCGCATTGTTTGTAATACTGAGCATCGCAAATACGACCATTGCAGGCTCAGGCTTCGAGCCGGTTATTTCAGGGGTTGTAGACGATGTAGTCAATAAAACAGTCGACAACGCTACCATCGACAAGGTATCAGACCGCCTATCAAAATTCGGTGATGTTTACGGTTCAGCAAAGACGATCCCTGGAAATATAAAAGAAGCGGCAGGTGGAACGAAAACCACAGAAGTGGCGGCTAAGAAAAAAGGCTTAACATTCTGGCAGAAAATTGATAGATTGATTATGAGGACTAGAAATAGTAATTATTGAGGGAGAGCCAAAATGGGACTTGTATATACAGAACTGTTTCTAGCAAATGCCGAATTTACCAAAGTCGGCAATAAGAAAGAAAGAGGGTGCTATATATGGAGATATTAATAACAAAAGACAAGAATGGTGGTAAATGCTATCTTACTACAGATTCGCCTCAATCCCACTATGGAATTCCAGATGGTCCTCAAATATAGAAATATCTGTTGGAAATAAAATCACACCCCATACCTTCCACCCGCATACTTCGTAGCAAGCTGGTGCGCCAGTAACATATAAGTTAGCGCGTGGAAGAAGTCGTCGGGGATTTCTGGAGGGTGTTTATATTCAATCTTCTTAAGATAGTCGTTGTATTCGGTAAACACACAAACAATGTCAGGAAAGAAGGTTTTCCCAAAGCTATCATATGTAGGAAAAACAGTTTGCTGATTTTTAAGCTTGTAAAGCGTTGAATCTAACGCAACCGTCCTGTCTAAAATGAAGCACTGGCTTTTTACATCCCACTTCATTCCTTCTCTCTGGGTGGGCACATAGGCAAATTCCATTACCTTTGTCCATGCAAGCCGGTCCATCAGAAGTAAGTTATTTGTATGCCCCGCACCTCTATCAGCCCCAAGATATTCTATATTTAGTTGGACACATAGTCTTACCACGTCGTCAATTACCACCCTTGGATCCATGAGGGTGTATTTCCTTGCATAAACAGTCCTGAACTTACCGTCCCTATCCATCCCGCCGGCAGTAAACACAGAAGTGCCCGACGTTATAGCCCAATCCAGACCGCCGAACATGTGAGGTATGCCGTATTCAGACTTCTTGGTGTCCGAGGGAGTGTAATTCCTACAACATGCCATGAGTTCCGTCATGGTAACTGGCTTAACGCCGACATCGAAGGGCTCTCCCAGTATTTCGTTTCGTATCTTTCCCTCAGAGTATTCACCGCCGTCGATCTTTTCCCTCAGAGTTCCCCATTCCATATCCGGCATGATGATCTGTGGAATCCTTAATCCAATCCTCGCAACACCCCCCATAAGGGCAACCCATTCTCCGGTAGATATATCCAATGATTTTTCACATTTCGAACAGATATAGCCGAACCGGCCAATGTTACCCATACTGGGTATATTTGTATGGCGGCACCCTGGACACCTTATGCACCATTCGCACTGCGTGGTGCGTTTCCAAAGATGTTCAATTGCATTATCAAACGTTTTCGGGGTACCTGAGTACATAATCCATTTGTACATGGATGCCGCCATCGTTTCCTTAATAACCGGCACGGTTTCCCATAGGATATCCTGCACCTCGTCAATACACACCCTATCGGCGCTAATGCCGCGGATCGTATCTGCGTCCTCGAAGGCGTGGGAAAAGTTGATGAATGAACCGTTCGTAAACGACTTTTCAAATACGTTCTGCGTCACTGAGGAGTCTATAAAGTATTCCTGGATGAGTGGTGAATGTTTTACTGTGGGGGTAAACCGTTGGTTGGAAAATCGCCTGGTCTGGGTAGTGGTTGGCGATACATAAAGACTTTGAAAATAAGGAATGCATCCCATCTCGGCGACAGTTACGTTGCACAATGTCGTACTCTTTGCCACCTGACGACCAGCCTTCAGCAATACCTCCTTGGCACATTCGTCGTAAGCCCGTTTCAGGAATGGATAATGTTTTAGCGAGAAGGGTTTCCCTTTCAACTGTATAAACTTCTCTGCAAATTGTGACCGAGGTATTTTAAACATATGTCTATAAATCTAGCCGGTTATGTTTTGTTGTCAAAATCACACAACCGACTAGATTTTCAAGTAGGTCGGGCGCCCTCGCCTGACATTATGATTACAAGCGATTCTAATTCCTAAACAGGAGATATTTTATGCGAAGAATAATCGTGATATGTTTGGTAGTGATTTCCCAGTGGTTCTGCATGTGGGAATGTTTGTCCAATACGAGCCAGAATGGTTCCCGGGGGAATGATATGGGAGAGTTTGTGGTTACGTTTTACGATAATTGTAAGGTCTGTTGCGGGAAAGACGAATCACACCCAGCCTACGGCATTACCGCGAGCGGAGAACGGGCAAGGCGGGGATATATAGCGTGCAACTGGTTGCCTTTTGGCACAGTGCTGGAAGTTGAGGGACTCGGCATATTCACAGTAAAAGACTGGGGAGCCAAAAGCCTCTTTGGAACACCCAAGAAACCCATTAAACACATTGATGTGTGGGTTACATCTCATGCCGAAGCGCGGAGACTTGGGAAGCAGATACGGCGGGTTATCCTATTAACGAAGTAGGGCAGGCGTCCCCGCTCATCATCATAATGTACCGTCTTAACCGACCGTCAAATCCACAACAGATCCTGTAATAATATAACTGGAGAAGCAAATGTATTCCTTATATCTTTGTCTGTCTTTTTAAAGGAGAAAGCCATGAGATAAAGAGGTCAAAAATGGTTTGTAGTATATAGGGGGCAAATCCGCGCGCGCGCGCGGATACTTTCGGAAAATTTAATTTTGGAGAAACAAATATGGAGAACACGCTTTCCGATGTAAGTTTTGGGGAAGATCATAGCATATTGGGTGTTTTGATAGTTGCGGGGGCGGCTGTGGGTGGCATTGTGGCTGGATGGTTTATTTCTCGCGTATGTCTTAATAAGGCATTTGACGAGAGGATTTCCGTGTTAGAGGGTCGTGTAAAGGCTAAAGCTGTGCTAGCAACACCTGCAAAGGCCTAAGTCGACATATTGACCCTGCACCTACGAAAAGGTTTTTATCGAAGAAGCCCAAACGCGGCAATATCAAACCTGTCGGGTGCAGGGTTACATCATTTTTATGGAGGTTTTTTATGCCTGCACGTGTAAACGAATTCGAGGATCCAGATATCGCCGGAGATGACACAAAGATTAAACGCCTGGAATATCTAATCCGCGACTGCACTCTTCAGATCGAGGCAATTACCAACGAAAGCAGGGAACTGAAGGAGGTAGTAGAAGGCGCAGAAATGGATTATTAATCCGCCTCATGTTTAAAAATACCAGGGTATTCCCGGCACACAAAAAGCCCTGCCATTACCTAAATGGATGATGTGTGCACCAAACTTGTCCTCACGAGAGGGGAGAGATGCTAGTTACGTATATCGGTTACGAAGGCTACGGGCGGTGATTGATTGTGCTACCACCCGTAGCCTTTTTTTTATTAATCTGTTTAATAAGTCGGTGTTGTAAAAACTATTCCAAGGAGAAAACATGGCCAAGAAAAGAAAAAGGATTCAGCCAGAAGACATAGTGGCAGCGGAAGAAAACACGAGAATTCCCATAAAAGACCGCGATCCAAAATTGCATTATTATGAGATGAGGCATAGCGAATCGGACTGGACACAACCCATAGGAATAGAAGGATTTGTTTTTGTTAATTTTTTAGGTACGCTCGTGACGAATAAGCCTCTTGAATTAGAAGATAGCTTGTTAGTCCCGACATGGAAAGAAAAAAGGATTATCTGTGAAAAGATGCAAGAGTGTTTAACGGGAGGTAGTTAAAACGTGAAAACAAAAACAATACTCAACGGGGTGGAATTAGAAAACTATGACAAGTTCATGGAGTGGCTCGACGAGATGCAAGAAAAGTTTATCGCCTGTAAGGATTACAAGGGATACCCACAACTTCCAGACAACTTTTCCAAAGGCATGGAACTTTATCGTAAGGCAAGTAAAGATGAACAGGCGTTAATAGCAACTCATGCCATCGGCGAGCTTATCGAGTGCTTTAGGCATTGGAAAGTAGATCGTGACAAGCTTTACGGCGCAGGTGAATGGAAAAAATTTATTTATTAAAACAAAGGAGACCGTTTATGGGATTAACAATTCATTACCAACTTAAATCTGACGCAAAATCGACAGAAGAAGCTCGCGGGCTTGTAAAGGAATTAAGAGAATATGCCCTTGGGTTGCCATTCAAAGAAATAGGCAATATTGTAGAATTCAAAGGTGAGGAAGAGTGTGATTTTAACTCAAAAACAGATAACGATAACTATAGATGGCTAAAGATTCAATCTCAAGGATATATCGATACAGAACCGGGCTGTCGTACCGGAGTCATACCTTTGCATATTATTGCATTTACTACATGGCCGGGAGAGGGCTGTGAAGCGGCTAATTTCGGATTATGTTGCTACCCAAAAAGTATTGAAAGAAATGGAGAAAAACTCCCAACGAAACTCGGGACCGGTTTTTCATGGAGAAGTTTCTGTAAGACACAGTATGCCAGCGCCCCTGATTGCGGCGGAATCAAGAACTTCTTAAAATGCCACCTCACTGTAATTTCACTGCTGGACTACGCCGAATCACTTGGAATTTTAAAGTCAGTGAGTGACGAAGGCAACTATTGGAAAAGGAGAGATATCAAGGTGCTCGCGAACGAGGTCGGAGAGTACAATAATTTCGTTGCTGCATTCAGCGGAGCACTAAAAGACACCATCGAGGGGTCTGGTGAGGGAGCAAGGCTCGAAGGTGCGATCTTGAAAAATCCGGAATTTGAGCGTTTGGAAGCAGACTTCGAACGCAAAAATCCCAAAGCAGCAGACAACATGAGAAAGACGACGAGAGCCATCGCCTCATTAATCGGAGACACGAAGAAATTATGACTATGCAGCCAAAAACAAAACACAAATCCCCGATCAAAGTCGGGGACGAGAATAGCACGCGTACGAAGTCTGACTGGTACGTAGTCGGCACCCGATGGGAGAACGGAAGGGATGAGCTGTGGAACTTCTGGGACGAGCCGTTCAACATATCGCCACATTATATCCAGGGCGACAAACCCTTCATCCGCGAGATGGAGGATTTATTCGGGAACGACTACGGAAAGAAGCTGGCACAGGATATTATTTGCGCGCTAGACAATACCTATGAGAAAGAAATCGTTGGACAAGATAAGATTGACCTGTTAACAGGTATCGATATGTATTACAAAGACTACCTCGGGGAAGATTTTTTCGAGAACTGTTTTGTCCGGTACAGCACAAACCAGAACATTGTTGTTTATAGTCTTTTGCTCAAAGGAGGGTCGTGATGAACAAACTACATCCATATATACTCCAGAAAGGTTCGAAACTAACCATCGTTTATATAGAATCCATATTGTCAACAACCAGGAGAATCGAGGTTGAATCCAGAGGTGTAACAAGAGCCAGAACAGAGGATTCCGATACGCCCATTTTTGTTTACCGTGGCAAACGGAAACTTATCACACTTCCGTGTCTCACCGACAAAGAAACGATTATTCTGGCTGGCTGGGATTTGCCTTTTAAAGTGGATACTGAAATCGGAAAATTCCGGGGCAATGCATGTTTGAATTTCATCGGCAATCCAAACTTGACGTCAATAGGATTACGGGCCGCTGCAATAAGAGATTACATCTCTCTAAACCTTAATCCCTATTTCAAAAACTGCGGACATGTCATCCTTATCGAAGGAGACCAGGAGATATTGCTATATCCGGAAATCAATAGCGACCACGCCGTGGTGAAGCGAATGCAGGCAAAGATAAAAGGAATAATATGAACTACGAGCCACAAGGAGATACTCATGAATGAAATTTTAGTCTTGAATGGTCTTTTCCCTGACCAGCGTGGAACTGCCAGACGTGGAAAGATTACTGGTTACAATGGAGACGGTATACCATGTCGTAGGTATACCTGGGTTAAGCCAGAATTGGCGAAATTCAAAGACAAACAGTTCGAGGCTTTTGATACTCAAATTGAGTACGCGATTAAGCGGGTAAAGGGGAGGGTACTATGAATCCTTATTGTCCAAATTGTGGAGAAGATGGGGATGTTTTTATTTGCATAAAATGTGGCGCACAGATGTGTAGTGATTGTATAGAAAGAAAGGAATTGGAAAGTGGATATTGCAGCAGATGTTACGAAGATTTTTCATAACGAAAGGACCATCATGAAAACACCAAAACCAGAATTAACGTACAGCAGGCTGCTCACGGTGGGAGTCCCATCCCAGCCGCTCTTCGAGAAACTACAGGATTTTCTCGCGCCATATTTCATTGACGGCACTGATAACATGTGCGCATGGGAGGCGTTTAGCATACTAGCATATGAGTGTGCCGATAAGGAAGATGTTGATTTATCGCTCTCCGAACCTGGCAAAATACAAGGTCAGGAAGAACGGGACTTTATCGTTTCGGTCTATAAGATGGCAGAGGGAGAAATAGGAGACGTTGTTTTTTATTGTTCAAAATAATATACAGCGTAAAAAATTCAGATTTTATCAATTTGATAAAAAACAAGAAAAAGAGAGAAAATATTGAGAATTATCAGTAAATACCGCCGGGATTCGGCACCATTCTGCATCTTCCCCCACAAAAAGGGGAAGGGTATTGAATACAATCAGGACACACAGGGAGACAAAGCACACTATGTTAAGAATTCAATTTAAAAAAAAGAAACCATTGGTTGAAAGAAAACCTGCCCAGTCACCATCTTCAGAATGGCCACTTGGGGAGCAATTTGGTCAATCATCCAGACAAGGCTTTGAAGCAGATCCATTTGGTCAACCATCCAAACAGGACTTCGAACAGGAGAATATTGATGTCGGTGCAGGAAACATTCCAAACCAAGAACTCGATACATGCCTGTTCTGCGGAAGCGAGATAACCGGCTCACACCTGTCGGTAACTACCAAATCCGGTGAGCATTGCATGCATGCAAGCTGTATTGTTTCCGGCTTTGCATTGTTAGCAAATGGCGTAGGGTTGTTTTTTCATTGGTTAAGTGGTAGGTACAAAAAAAAGTGAAATTGTGACAATACCGGAATTCGATACGAAACTTTTGAAGGGGAAAAAAAGGGGGGAGGTAAACCATGCCTGTATTAGCGAAAAAAGGGAGGGTGCGGTTGTATTTAGAAGTTCGGTACGACCTGCCATTTTCTTTTGATGAACCATTACCGATAGCAGAAATAGTTAAAAAGGTTGTGGAAGAAAATAATCTCTACGAACTGGCAACATCAGGAAAAGGAGAATACGCCGAAGAGGTACATGCCATCTTCGTAGACACTGGAGAAAAACCAGGAGAGTACGATACGGTAGTATACGAGGGACCAGAAGAGACAACGCACGCTCTCTTGGGCTTAATATAGATACGTAGTAAAACCATAAGAAGCACAATCCAAACATTCAAGAGGGGGGGTAGATTATGTCAGAAACCAAATTCAAATACGAGCTTACCGGTAAATATGGTGTAAGTCTCCACGAAGCCCTGCGGGAACAGGATTTTTATAATTACTATGCCCGTGAAGCAGAGTATCTACTCGAAGAGTCGAAGATCGAGGGCGACAGACGCGAGGACTTTATTTCATGGCTGGAAGCCACACTTACTTATTCAAAATGGGCTGATTACTCAAAAAAAGCTGGTGTGTCCTGTGAAAAATTAAGCGATCATCTTATGACAAATGAATTACGAAACGACGAAGGCGAGTTGGAGTTTAGGGAAAAATATTCCACGGAATATACGTCTGGTTTAGCAGACGATGTGGCTACAGAGTGTAATGGCAACGATATCGAGATTGCGTATACTTTCGGCCTTATTAAATTCACCAACCTGCCGCAGGACGTACAGCGCAAGATAAATTTCCTGTGTGATCGCTCAAGGAAGTATGACGAGAAAGATGGCAAAATAGCAAGTAAACTGATGGATTTTGCAAGCAGGCTCGAAAAAGAAGCATGCGAAAAAATCGTCTTGGTAGAAGGTTTCTATTGCGACATCCACGATGGTAATGCCGAATACAAAGAACCTATAGCTCGATCAAAAGTATTAACATGCCCCGCATGCAGGCATCCGATTTGTCCTGTGTGCGCAAATGCGTTCACTAAAGATCCAAAGGATATCGAGGATGCGCGGGAGTATGTCGCTTCGTGCGCAAGCGTATCAGGTCATGCCTATTGCGGGAACTGCGGCGACTATTCTGTCGAATTCATGCTGAGGTTTTTAAAGCTCATTGGCTGCCCCATTCCGCCAGAGTGTGAAGATTTTAAACCTATCCCAAGAGAAGCAAAATTCTACATGACGGCAACCGTTAATGCGCTGCCAAACAAAGACAGTATTTTACAAGCCGCTATTACAGAATTCAATAAAGGTACAACGGGAATTATTAAAGTTCAGGATCCATCAGGAGAAATATGGGCAATTCAGGATAAATACCCAGACGGACTTGTTGTAACGCTTTGTTACCCAGAGGAAAGGTAATTATGGAGAAACAAGTAATAGAAATCGAGCGGTTTAATGGTGATTGGTACAACTTTGAAAACATACCACAAGAACATCAATATGTAAAAGTCTGCACTCTCAGATATACAACAGATCGCAAAGCATTGAATGCAGCAAAAAAGATTAATCCACAATTTATCTACAAAATCAAACCCATTACGAAGGAGTAGCTGAATGTTATTTAAAACAAAAGTCCTGGTAGTTGCTCAGGACAAACGAAGGGTCGGGAAGATTACTACTGCTGTAGCACGGGAACTTATTAATACACGCTCCGCCAAGGTCATACACAACCGCCCACTGGTTTTAGAGTTTACACCCGGCAAAAAACCAGGAGTCGTGTCAAACAAGCCGATCGCGCAGCCAAAAATTAATGCGCTTAAGAACATAGTCGAAATGGCTAATAAATTCGTCAGCAAGAGGCAACAGCATATAGAAAATATCTTATTAGTAATCGACGGAAGCAAATTGTATGTAGAGGCAACGGATCTGGGGTCACATTTTTCCGGGCACATAGAAGCTGGTAGTAAGTACAGGTTTTCCCACGACGAGGGTATTAGTTCTGTATGTGTAAGCCCTGAAAGGCTCAGGAAGTTGCTGCCGCTCACAGAAGGAATTATTGATATCCATATCCAGAAAAAGGAGGATGTGCTCGGCGTGAGAATCGGAGAGTTCTTTTTGGAAGGAGAGAGCGCTGACGGCTTTCCCATGGTGTTGAAAAAAAGGGGGATGTCGTTCAATGCCACAAACATTGCAAATAAGCTGAATTTCGTGGGCAGAGCGTTGTCGACAAACAAAACCAGGTCTTCTTTATGCGGTATTTACTTCGATTTTAAGAATAACAATCTGGTTGGTGCAGACGGCAGCAGGCTGCATATTGTGCCGCTCAACGAAGGCTCAAAACAGAAAAAAGTAGATGCGCACACTATTGTTCCGCCAAATATTTTAACCGTCGGTAGATATCTGAACGGGAACATAGAACTAGCCGAAGATGGAAAAAAAGAGAATCAACATACCGTATTCGAACTCAACGTTCCTGGGTGTATCCATTGCCACGTAACATTCCAAAGCATCGAAGGGGCATACCCAAATTATCCCGATGTGGTCCCTGTGGGATATAAAAATAAGTTTATAACCAGAACAGACGACATTATACCCTGTCTCCGAAAGGTACAGGCGCACGTAGGCAATGATTATCGAGTGGCATTGGTTGAATTCGGCGCCGAAACAAAGATAAGCGCGAAAACTTACAGCACAACCAGTAAAGATGCATGCGCTTATAGCGCCATCATCAAGGGAAACTATACCGGCGTTCCATACAAGGAATTAGTTAATCCGGATTTTCTCCTTGATTGTGTGCAAGCGTTGCCGACCGGAGAGATAGAAATCAATCTTGCAGACAAAGCTGGAAACGAAAAAGGATGGCTAATCAAAGAACAGCATGGTTTTGTCACCGTGATAATGCCAATCGGGGCCCCAAATTAGACAGTTAAATTTAACCAGAAAACGGAGGATAATATGCCAGACGTAAGAAACATGCCATTAGTTAGAC